GCGAATCATCCGGGGATGACGCACGCGTTTTGTTTCGTCGAGGATGAGCGGCAGACTGTGCAAGTATCCGGTGGTTCGCTCAATCCAGACTTTGGTGGCGTCCCAGCTATACATGGCAGTGGGGTAGCTGTCAGATGGTTTGCCCCACACAGACGCAGCCAATCGAAGCGCAGTAGTCTTACCGCCCGAAGTCTCACCACTGAAGTCCACGACGAAGCCAGGTAGCTTCAACACTTCGAGGATGGGCGCCGCGGCAGACGCGTAGATTGAGATCATCATGTACGGGTATTCGAGCACGTTCTCGATGGCTGAGCGCCAGTCGGCCCAACTACCCTTGGATTGCCAACCTTGTGAGATGGTCTCCAGTCCTGGGGGTGCTGTCAATGCGAAAGACGATGGCTTCTTGTCAATCGTGTAGTGTTTGTCTGGCAGAAGAAACCCACCGTCTGGCAGCCACCCCATGCGAGATGCCGACTGCACTGCGGGGAATCGATGGTTGTTCTCGGCTTCGAAGTCAGCCAGGTAAGAAACCACTTGTGAGATATGGTTGCTGCTGACTGGCGCCTCGAGGTCTGCCAGCGACATGATGCGCGAGGTGTCCAAGATCGTCCGGCGATCGATGACTCTCGAACACCATCCGGCGGGACCGCGCCAAACGACTTGTCGCTTCGCTTCTCCGGTGAGCACGTCGATGGTACGGCCCGAAATAAAGATGGGCGCAGGCGCCACACGACTCCGGCTGACGTCACCATCCATACCCGCACTAAGTCGGTACACGCCAGAGACGTCAATCTCATAGCCTCTTGGCACACGTAGCATATCGAGTATGGACTTCTCCACGACGTTTGCAGGCGGTGCGCTGGCACCAAGCGCTGCGCTCATTGTGCAGAGCGCGAGCATTTCTTGCTCCATCATTGTCACTTGCGATTCAATGATCTTCTGCATGCGCTCGTCTGCGAGACGCTTGATCGCAGAGCGAAGGTTCCTTGCCTTGTTTACTTGGCCGGGTACAGATTCAATGGTGGACAGCATTGTACTGATTCGTTCGCTGTCTCGCTTCCATTCGTCCGCCAAAGTATCGAGCACGTCAGGGTCTTGTACGCCTGCCCATGCTTTCTTTTTGGCTTCACTGTCGGCACTCTTCACTGCTTCAAGAAGCTCGCTCAAAATGTTTTCAGATTCTTTTGTCACTCCCATGACGGTCATTGTTTATCTCCGATGTGGTCAGCATTGTTCATATCCCGTAAGCAAAAGGCGCCGCCCGACTACGCAGACGGACGACGCCTAAACCCTGAGCCAAACCGAAAGGAGATACAGCATGGCTGTCCCCAATCTATCGAGTTCAGAGGGTACGTGTCAAGTCCGTCGTTTCCAACCGGACTTCAAGTCGTCTATACATACTTCAACTGTGTAGCCTCTCCACTCGCACTTGGTGCAAGATCGCGCACGAGACACCCAGTCATCTGTGAACCATGACACCTCTTGCTTGGCAAGTCGCGCAGACTTACAACCTTGTGGCGTGAACGCCGTCCGGCTGGAGGTTACGCGTGTCTTGCTGTCGCATCGAGGGCATTTCATTTGAACTGAGTAGCCTTTGGAAGCGGTACTAAGTTACCGGCTTCGACTACTTGAAAGTTTCCGTCAGATAAGATCTCAGTGCAAGAGGCAAGATGCCCGCCACTGATAATCTTTGCCGCAGCTTCGGCTTGCATCATGTGTATTTGCTCATCTGTATATCCGAGTCCGTGTAAGACTCGAATGGCATAAGTGCTTGTCACGTTGGTGCGCGCAACAAACTCAGCGGGGACTTGTCCCAACTCCAGCTCTTCCTCTTCGGGCTTTCCCTCAATCTGCTCTTCCAGCCACTTGTCCATGTCGATGATGGTCCAGTTCTTTGGGCTCCGACCCTTGGGTCGGATCGTGCTCGCCATAAGAACTTGTCCGTCGTACTTCGAGAAAGCACGCATCACAGCGGACAAAGTCGAGCCATCCCATGCACGATCTTCAGGTATCAAGACCGATGGTGCTTTGTTTGACGTTGATATTTGCATTGCAATCGCAGTTGTGACTGCCGCCCACTCGGCACCAGACAGAGCGCAGCAGAGTCTACCGTCTCTTCTGAGACCCATACGAAACACTTCGCGGCCTTGGTCCTCGAGTTCGATACCGAAGTCCCATCCATCGGGCAAGAAGCTACTGACGCCCTCTGAGAAGGTCTGACCGAACACTCGAACAAGATGACCCACTGCATCTTCGCAGATCTTCTTCATCTCTTTGTATCGCTCAACCTGCTGCTTCATGTTCAGCGCAGTCTCTTTGGCTTGCATGACTGTGTCCCATTTACTTGCCGCAGCAATCATGAGCGACAGTTTGGACTCAGCCACATTTAGTTGGTGCTTGATGGCGTCCAAGTCGTTTGACTGTGTAGACTCAGCTTCGAGTTGTGCGATTGTGCCGCGCTCTGCATCAGCGTAGTAAGTCGCACAGGCGACCAGGTGACTGTGACCAACTTGACTACTGCAGCTAGGGCAGCTACTCATGTCTTCATCAACAGCCCAGTCCAAGACATACTTGTTTGCTTGAATGCGTTTGAGGTTGGGGTCGGTTGTACCGGCTGCCGAAGTGACCAGCAACTCTCTAAGGCGCTTCGTTTCTTCAGAGAAATGATATATCTCTGTGTCGGATGGCCGCTCGTCCAGGTCTCCGCGCAACTTGTCGAAGACAGCCTCAGCCCCTTTGACTTCTTTGGCGCTCTCGCGTTGAGACTTTCCTGCGTACTCAGTAACCGCGGTCAGCGTTTCAATCTCGGATAGGTTGCGCCCGATGTGGTCAGCCAGGTCTTGGTAGCGAGCATGATAGTTGGCGGGAATCTGGGCAAGTATATCTTCTCGTGTTGCGTCTTTGGCCGCCCAAAGAACGAATGATTTACGTGCAGTAGTTGAGCTACCTGCCAAGGCTTTACGTACCAGACGCAAAGG